CACGACTTCCGTGAAGACGTGGCCCGCGTCACACTGGATGGTATCCCCGGCAACCGCCGCATTCACCGCGGCCTGCACCGTCGTGAAGTTGCGCCCGACTGGCCCGACTGTAATGATCGACCCGCTGGCCGTGACGGTAAAGATCGCGCCGTTGGAGGTCTGCACGCCCACAGTGATGCGCACGAGCCCCGTCGTGGCTGACGTGGGCACCGTGACGGTAATCGCGGTGTTCGACCAAGTCGTCACGGCGGCGAGCACCCCGTTGAACGTGACGCGGCTGTTTTCTTGCTGCGGCCCGAAATTGCGGCCGGTAATGACGATGCTGTCACCGATGGCCCCAGAATTCGGGATCAGGGCCAGTAAGACTGGCGGATGGACGCGAACAATAAAATGCGACACGGCTACCCATACCGCATTTTTACATCAGAACGGCTCGTAGATGATGTGGGCCGAAATCGCGCCCGACGTGCCGGTATCGTTCTTGGCCGACAACGACATTTCGCCAAACGGCTGCGTATTCCCGAGGCCCACGACGCGCGCCTGCGTGTTGCTGTAGTTCAACCGCACGATGCCACCGAAGGCGTTGAACGACGGCGTCAGGTAATACGCGCCCGCTTTCCGCTGCCCGCCCGTCGTCGCCGCGGTAAACGTGATCACGATGATGGAGAGCGGCGCGGCGCTGGAATCAACCGCCAGATCGGAGGCCGGCGCAGCCAGCGCCGTTGGCGTCGAGGCCACCGTGGAGTGCTGCGCCAGCACCATGTCATTAATGGAGCTCGCGGACGCCTGCCCGCCCATGTAGAGTTCTTCAATCGCCCACCGTTGGGAGGCGTTGCCGCCGCGCATCGCCATATACGTGGCGTTGGTCAGTGCAGAGGTATCCGCCTGATTGGTTGGCGTGAACGTCGTGAACGCAAAAGTCCGTAGAGCCATTAGAGCGATCTCCTTTTATCGAGCACTAGATCGAGTTTGCCGTCTCCGCAGGCGTCTATCAGCTCCTGCACCGTAAAACAGGCGTTTGTGGCGTGATACGTCGCTTCGCAGGCGCGGCAGATATACTGCGCGCATTTCGGGCAGCGTCCGAGGGCGCCTCGCTGATTCGGATTGAGCATCGCGTTCCGCTGACAATGCCCGCACACCTTCACGATGCCTTCGTAAGTGCGCCCTTCCGGCACATCTGGCGTGCCCGGTGACGCCCGATGGTCAATCAGGATGACGCCCTCGTAGGACCGCTGCGACTGGAACGCCATTACGCGCTCTTTCTCGCTTTCGGCTCGAGCGAGGCAATAACCGAGGCGAGATCGTCATCCGAGAGTTCGGCCATCTGGTCCTGGATCGCCTGCATGCGCGCTTTCTTCTGCCCGTTGATCACGAGGTCGCGATCGGCCGGGGACAACGCCTCGAGCATGCGCTTGATGGCGTCGGCCTGGTCGACCACGACCGTGCCAGGGTCTTTCTCGAGATAGCCCTTGGCGACGTAATCCCGATGCTCTGTCGCGCTCTGCACCGTGATCTCTTCGCCGGCTGGACTCCACAATAGCCGCGGATAGGGAAACGTCTTGCCGGCATCCGGGTTGTTGCGTGGCCCTTCGACGGACCAGAAGAACGTCGGCCGGGGATCATCCTTCGTCGGCAGCAGCCGCAAGTCGTGCAATTGACGTGGACGAAACGGCGAGCGCGCACCCTGCTGGAATTCGGCTGCGGTCAGCGAGCCATCCGCAAACGCCTGTTTGATTTCTGCGAGGAGTTCAGGACTCAACGCCATTAGTAGCTCCTGAGTTCGGCCTGCACCAGCTTATTGGTGCCCGAGAACGACGCGCCCCCGTTGAACGAGACGCCAATAAACGATCCGGCCGGTGTCGAATCAAACCCGCTGGACGTGACCTGCAACTGGCCATTGCCTGACGCACCCGTGGCCACGAGGCCGGTCGCCGCCAAGGCGTGTGTGCAGACGCACGTGCCAGCCACCACTGCCACCGTGCCACTGCCGACCGTGCGGAAATGCGCCGTGACGGTAAACGTGCCGGTGTCGACGGCCGCGGTGCCTGCGGCCCAGGTAAAGGTCAGAATCGCCGCATCACCCACCGCGCCAGCGGTGCCAATGCGCACGATGACTGTGGCCGCCGCCGTGCCAGCCGCGGTTTTCACCATATCAAACGTGCAGATATACCGCATGCCGGCCGTGAAGCCCATCGCTGGCGCGGCGATGCTCGAGCCCGCCAGATACGTGTCTGTGGCATAACCCGCCGAGACATCCGCCGTGCTGACGTTCGATTTCAGCGTGGCGAGGACGGGCGCATTGAGCGGATTCGGTGGCACCAGACGCATCTGGCCCGTGACGTCGTAATCGAGGGCCGGGAGGAACGCGCCGCCGGCCTGTGGAGATCCAGCCATGTCAGTATCCCTTCAATTCGGCTTCAACAATGGTATTCGTCCCAGAGAAGGACGCGCCGCCGTTGAAGGACACACCAATAAACAAGTTGGCCGGTGTCGCGTCGAACGCGGACGACACGACCGCAAGCTGCCCTTGCCCTGATGCCCCCGTCGCAATCAAGCCCGTCGCGGCTAAGGCATGCCGACATTCGCACGTGCCAGCCAAGACGGCGGCCGTGCCAGCCAGCCGGAAATGTGCCGACACCACAAAGGTGCCGGTGTCGATCGCGGCGGTTCCCGCCGCAAAGGTGAACGTCAGGATGGCCGCATCGCCCGTGCTCCCAGCCGTGCCGATGCGCACAATCACCGTAGGGGTTGCGGTCCCCGCTGCCGTCTTCACCATGTCGAAGGTGCAAACGTAGCGCATCCCAGATGTGAAGCCACCGAGCGGAACCGGCACGGACGAGCCCACGAGATAGGTATCCGCCGCATAGCCCGTTGTCACCGTCGACACACTCGCCGCGGAGGCCAGTAAGTCGTTGAAGGATGGACCCAACGGACCATTGGGGAAGTCGCCGGGGAACCCGAAATACGCGGGCGCCCCGTTTTCGTGCCATATGGCCGTCGTGCCGTTCACGCCCGGCACGATCCCCACGATGGACGCGCCGGTCGCTGACGTATCCGTCACGCGCATGTATTCGCCTTCGACGTAGACGAGCATCTTGGGCACGATGCCCGTCACTGACGTCAGCTTCACATACTTGTCATGGCGAATCTTCGCCAGCGACAACGTGGTCGAGGTCAGCGCCATTAGGCGACCGTCACACCGTTCTGCGCCACGCAGGCCCAGACGCCGTTGGACGCCTTCATTGTGCAGCTGTTGCCGATGGCGCCGCCAAACGTCGCCACGTCGGTGGCCGACGCGTTGCCCGCCATCGTGATGGTATGCGCCTGTGCGGTTGTGCTGATGAACACCAGCGTGTTCAACTGGTCAATCGCCGGGGCCGCCAGCGTCATGGCGCCCACGCCAGCCTTCGTCAGGTAGATCACCGCCACATCGGCCACAGGCACGGTGCCCGCGCCGCCAGGGCCGGTAATCGCGCCGCTGACGCCAAAGCTCTGACTCGTGACGACACCCTTGAACGGGATGCCCACGTTCACGAAGTCGGCCTGATTGCCGTAGATGACCGGCGCCAGGATGCCGTGCGGCCCCGCCGTCGAGCCGTTGTAGCCCGGCACGCAACCGAGCACAGGCGTCAGGTTGTTGCTGGTGATGCGCACCCATTCCGCGTCCACGAGCGCCAGCATTTTCGGCAAGGCACCCGTTGCCGACGTCAGGTTGATCACCACATCGTTAGTCGCTTTTGCTCCCGCGAGCGTCGTTGCAGTCAAAGCCATGTCGATTACTCCGAGTCAGAGGTTAACGGGCACGTTCTCACAAGACCTCTCAGCCTTGACTACCCACCGACGACGCACGCGAGCTCTTGCCGCAGCACCGCCGTGCCATACAGCACGTCCAGACGCTGAATCCACTGGTCAGTGGTCGCCACGTAATCGCGGATGCAGCGAATCGCCTTGCCAGACTTCTTCGAGGCCGCCCGATACGCCCGGTCGGTGCCGCCCGGCAGTGGCATGTCGACCATGGCCAGCGTGCCGAAGTTCTTGTTGCCGACGATGTTGAAGGGCGAGGACTTGCCGGTGATGAGCGAGAAGTTAGCGGCTGGCGTGTCGTAGACATACAGCGCCGTCGAGACGGCCGGCAGGTTCGTCACGTTCTGCAGCTGCTGCCCCGGCCCGTAGATGGCCGGCGCAAACGGAATGACCATCGTGCCGCCGGAATCGCTCGTGGTCGCCGTGACCACGAACTGCTGCGGCTGGCCCATGTTCTGGTAGTTCTGGGGATTGACGAGGTTGACCGGGGTCGTGGTCGAGACGAAGGAGAACTTGTCGCCCGCGTTCAGCGTGCTCGTGCTCCAGCCCGTCGTGCTGATGGTTGTCGCGCCATTGGCCGGCGCCGTGCCGACCACTGGTGTCGCCGCACCGAGCGTGCCCACGGTCTGCACGTAGATGTTCTGGTCCATATCCCAGCCCATCCCGAGCGTGCCCGATTCCGTCATCGAGCCTGACTCGTATTGCGCGCTAATCGCCTTGCCGCTATTGAACAAGCCCTTCAGGTTGTCCATCAGGGTGAAATCGGCAATCGGGCTCAGCCAGGCGTAACGGTCTTCGGCGGGACACGCGTTGTTATCCAGCTTCACTTTCGCGAGGCCGTAACTGGTCAGCGTCGTCGGCGTCGTGCCCGGCGTGCCCACCCAGTTGTTCAAGCCCTGCGCCAAGTTGCAGACGTCCTGATCGATCAGGTTGTTGAGGCGCACGATCTGCGGCTTCAGCACCCGTTCGCGGTAGTTGTCGATGTCGAGGGCCAGGTTCTGCGAGGACACCTGCGTGTCAATGCCACGCTGATACGACAGCGTGAGCGGCACGAACGTCTCGGTAATCGCTTCGATCTGGGCGGCCTGGCCAAGCCGGCCGATATAGCGTGGCGGTTTGCGGATGTTCAACGTCTGGCCGAGCACTGTGCCGCCAAAGTCGAACTGATCGGAATATTCGCTGTTGATGCGCTGCATCACCTTGTCGGTGTTCTCGAGCACGTCGAGAGCTTCGAAGGTGACGATGTCGTTCGTGAGGAACGTATTCGCCATGAGGCGGCCCTACTCTTATCGACGCGCTTTCCGCTCCTGTGCTCTCTTCTCGCGGTAGCCAGACTTATCGAAGTCGTAGCCCTTGATGAGAGAGGCAGACGGTGTCGGCGTCGTTGGGCTACCGGACCCCACTGGCTGAATTGGGGCAGGCGGCGTGATCGTTCCGGCGTTCGGCGTCGAGGCCAGTGGTGCGGCGCCATTCGTCGGTGCGAGCGTGGAGAGCAGCATCCCAAACTCAATTGGATTCGCTTGCGCGAGTCGTTGAGCCAGCGCGCCGTCCTTCATGATCGCGTATTGCAGATGTTCAGTCGCGGGATGCGTCAGGATGGCGTGTATTTTCGCGCCGTCCATGGGCACTTGCGAACCCGGCCCGCTCTTGACCATCGCATCGAAGTCTGCGTAGACCTTCCGCCCCTTGGCCCGTGTGCTTTCGACCGTGGCGTTAAAGTCGCGAGAGGCCCTATCCGCTTCGATGCCTTGCCGGATAATGGCTTCGACGTCGGCTCGCGGAACATATCCTGCCTGTTCCGTAACCCAACGCGCGGAGTCTACCATAAATTCCGCGTAGGTTTTATATTTCGTGCCGATCTCGTCTTCGGATGGCTGCGTGCGCAGCCCCGAAGGGCGCCCCGAGTCTCCCCGTTCGGGACCAGACGGAGAAGGCGACGTCGGAACAGTGGCCGCCGGGGTAGCGGTCGGTGTAGGCGCCGCAGGAGCTTGGGAGGACTGACTACGTAATTCGGTCAGTTCCTTTTCGAATTGTGTAGCCCGCGCCTCGGCATCCTTGCGGGCCTTCGTCAGTTCGGCAAACCGCGCCTGCCCGCGTGTCGCAGGCTTGGCCGGTTCAGCCGGGGCGGCTGGCGCTTCGGCCACCGGTTCCGGCTCGTGCCGCTCCATGACATCGGCTAGCGCCTCTGACGTGACGCCCATGCCGCTCAGTGTGCGGCCATCGCTCGATTCATGCGTGCTGATGGCGTTCGGGTCAGGCGTGGCAACGGCTACTTCGCTCATCGGCCCTTCTTTCGATGCAGGAATGCACCGAGGTTCTTATGCGGATGTCCGCTCGCCTTCGCGACGTGCGCCGGCTTGCCCTTCGTGATGCTAACCGCGAAGTCATGTAGTTGCTTCACGCTCATCGAGCCGCGCACCTTCTGCGCCATCGGAAACGTGGCCCCATGTTCCGCCGCGGCCATCAGGTGCTGTTGCGCTTTACTTTTCGCCGGCATGGTTACCTCTTGATGTTGACCGGACACAGCTCGTAACTCTTCACGGTCATCGCCGCATCGCCTGATGGGCAGCGATAAAAGCAGATCTTGTTCAGGCCGTCAATCTTCTCGCCTTTGGAGAAGCACAGTTCCGTGCCCATCGCCGCCATGCTGGCCGAGAGTGCCAAAGCGCACAGAGCCGCAACGCCGAGTGTGGTAGCCTGCGCCATGATTGAACTACTCCTGATCCTCGTCATCTGCGGGGTCGCCCTCTATCTCATCGAGAATTTCGTCCCCATGAGCCCCCCCATCAAGGTCGTCATCCGCGTTGTCGTCGTGCTGATCTTGGTGCTCGTCCTGCTCCGCGCCTTCGGTATTGGCGATGTCCCCGTTCCGCACTTGCGCTAGATACTCTTCGAGATCGACCCGCGCATCGAGCACGGCTTCGCAACTGCGTGCGAAGCAGCGATAGCCCGGCCCGATGTCCAGATGCAGCCGCGTGCGCATCGGCGGATCGAGGTCGAGCGGCTTGAAGATGATCGGATGTTCTTGCCTCATTTGCCGTCTTTCAACAACTCCAGCTTCGCGTCGAGTTCGCGGATGTCGCTGGCCGCATCCTGCACGGCGTGCCAGTCGGCGGCATCCAGCTTGATTTGGCAGTAGGCAACCAAGCCGACCTTGCGGCGCTCGAGTTCCACGATCAAGCGGTCAGCGCCGGGCACAATGCGCGCACTCGCGATGTTCTCGAAATTGGGCATCCCTGGATGCTGATTCGCGCCCCATGTCGTGCTACTCATTGCCCCTCCTGTTGACTGGCGGCGAGTCCTGCGCCGGCCGCGGGCAAGAGCAGGCCATACTTCTTGAGGATGTCGATCGTCTTCGCATCGAACACAACGAAGTTGCGCGTCTGGCCTAAGCTGGTGCCATAGAGCCGTGCAAATCGTTCAATGGCGCTTTCGGATAGGCCGATTGCAATCCGGCGAGTGCGGCATCTGGCGCGGCGCCGCTGTCTTTGAACGACTGCGCGGCATGCAGGAAGGCCGGATCGCCACGATAGGGCATTGCGCGCGAGCCCTGATCGAGATACTTGATGCCGGGGATGCCGGCTGCCTTTAATGCTTCTGATGATGTTTCAGGAGTTAATCCAGCCTTGCGGATGATTTCTTGTCCGGTCATGCGTGTGTCGAGACCTGCCGGCACCACACGCACCGTGTCTTTGACCTGTTGCAAGCCACGCCAGAGACTATCCGCCGTCGCGCGAAAGTCTGATGTGCCTTGGTTGCCCAACTGTTGCCAAAAGAGCGCCTGCGCCTGATCAACATTTCCGCCGGTCGCCTTTAAGGCCATTCCGACTTTTACGCGCGCAATATCTGCCCCTGGGGCTGACGGCTGAAAGGCACGCGCCCATTCATGGAACGGCTGATCGCCATTCACGATCGGTATTGCCTCTCGCAATCCCGGTAATTGCTTTAAGGCGTCCTGCACACTTTGACTCTGTTGACTCAGCGGCTTATCCCAGTCGAGGAACTGATCGGGGTGCGCGTTGATCCCCACTTCATACGTGCGGCCGGGATTACGCTCATAGCCAATTTTCGCATTAGCCCATTCATCGATCCGAGCCTTTACGAGCGCATTCCGTTCGGCGGCGCCTGGTAATCCTTGCGCGGCTGCATCGGCACGCTTCTGTGCGTAATAGGCCGTATTGTGTGGGAACTGTCCAGCGTCTTGCTTGCCACGCTCTAGGAACTGCACGGCCTGTAAGCCAATGTCGTCAATAGCATTGCCAGCAATCGGCGCCTTTCCCGGCACGCGCACCGTCAACAGATCATGGCCTGACAGTTGTTTGCGATATTCTGCGGCGACTTCTGGATTCTCCGCAAAATACAACCCGTGCCCGTAGGCTTGCGCGCCTTCCCCCGTCCCGATCTTGCTCGTATCGAACGCCTCGAAATCGTGCGGACTCCCGTGATACGCCTTGATGGCCTGTGCGAACCGTGGGAACCGCTTCGCTGCTGCGTCCAGTAACCCGCCACCCATCGGCCCGACATCCATCGCCGCACCGACGCCCATGATCTGTTGCGGGTCATCCAGCCCGAGCAAGCTCACCATCTTCCGCAGAATGCCCTGCCCAGGCGCATCGAACACGGACGCGCCCTGCGGATTGATGCTCGCCGGCAGTTCCGGCTTCTGGATAACCAGCGGGCCTGGCATTAGGAAAACTCAGCAAACGACATCAGTCCTTGCCGATAGGACCAATCAAGCACTAAATAATCAACACCTGTCGCGCTAATGCAGGGCGCTCGGCCCTCGCTAATATTCGTGATGACATGGCGCAAAACGTCTCGCGGGATCTCCTCTCGCTCTAGGACATCCCTCCAGAAATCTGTCATTTCCCATGCTGGAGTAGGGCGGGACTCGTTCATGATGTGAGGGTCAGGTTTAGACTCGTTCATGAGGCGCCTCCGCTGCCGTTAGGCTGTTGCGCCGCGGCTTCTTGCGCCTGCTGCGCCATCTCGGCTTCATGGCTCTGCGATCCGGCCTGTTGCGCCGCCGCCACCGTGGCATCCTGCTGCCCTTGCTGTAGCGACTGTGCGTGCGCCTGCGCCGCCTGTTCGAGCGCGTGTTGATGCTCCATCCCCGCCATGCCCACTTCGTGCGCCATCTTTAGACCCGTGGCCAGCCGCTCTTCCGCCGCTTCGGCGGCCGGGTCCAGCTGTGACTTCGAGGCCGAGATACGCGCGACGGCAATCGACGTCGCGTTCTTCATCATCTGCAGCGCCAATTCTCGATCGGCGTCTGTGTCGGCCTTATGCGCCGCAATCTGCAAATCGGTCTGCGCCTTGATCTTCGTTTCCTCAAGGCTCCCCATCTGCTCGGCCTGCTTCGTCTGGATGAACTGCTGCGCCTTCTGCAGTTCGGCCTGCAGTTGCTGCAGCTGCGCCTGCACCTGTGGCGGAATCTGTGACTGCCCGTTCTGGTCCGAGGCGGCCTGCAGTTCCGGCGGCAGCGCCTTCCGCGCAATTTCTGCCATCTTGTGCGCGTTCGGCATCGACAACTGCTCGATGTATTCCGGCGTGAGCACGGCGGCCATCGGCGGCGGCAGATGCGGAATCAGTTCGCCCAGCGCGGCCGCGCCCTCTTCCCGCTTCGTCGCCGTCGCCTTCCCGACACTCACCGTCACGGCATATCGCCCGTTGTTCAGGTCGTAGAACTTGTGCAACCCGTTGCTCATCGCTGCGAGTTCCGGCGTCACCTCAGGCGGGGAGGCTTGCGGCACGCCGGTCTGCGGATGCTCCTGATACGGCTGGCCCACCATCACCTGTTCCGGCTCATCGTCCATCCCGAGAATGTGAATGATTTGCCCTTTTTGGGTAATCTTCGGGATGATTTCCACCGCGAGCTCGCCGGCATAGATGAGCGCCCGCTTGACGTTGTCGGGATAGTTGCTGTTCGCGAGGTCGCTCTGGGCCTGCAACGCCTGCAAGGCGCGCCCGCTCCGCTCGTTCGGATTCGTATTGCCCAGGCTCGCATCACCGGTCGACGTCGTCGCCTTAATCGCATCTTCGCTGACGCGCATCAGTTCGACAGCGGCCTGAATCGGTGGCTCCGTCGTGTCGAGCACGGGCGGCGGGTATTCCTTCCCGTCCTGGTCCCACGCGTCATAGGGCAGATAGGCGTGATTGATCGTGTTGCGTGTCTGCCAGATGGCTTTGTAATTCGCCACGGACGCGCCCACGACCATCGGCGCATTCTTCGGCGCCAGGGCAAAGATTTCCACGGCGCCGCTATAGGTGTAGTTCACCATGCGCTGCGCGTCCATGCCCTCTTCAATCACGCCACGCAGATGCACCTTCCCATCGACGTTCAACTCTTCGCCCAGAATCGGAATCAGCGGGATGCGCGAGCCGGCCCACTCAAACGACTGCAGCGACTGCACGGCGTTGATGATGTCGCACTTCACGCTGGGCACTTGCATGACGCGCTCGGCCACGATGGCCTGCTTGTCGTCAGGCTTCTGCTCCGTCACGGTGCCATCGGTCAGTTGATACAGGTGCCGCTTGGTGTAGACGATGCGGTAATACTCGGCCACCCGCACATTTTCGGCGCTGACCCATGACTTCCACGCGCTCGTATCGCCCGTGCTCGTGAACGTCTCGAGATCGCGGATATCCGCGTCCGGCCACTTACGTTCGTGCTCATCTCTCGACAGATCATTCGTGACGAACGCCCACCCCATATCAGAATACGTCGGCTTCACCGCAGACGGATCACGATACACGCTCAGATTGTTCGTGATGCGCTCCATGAATAGCGCCTGCCACAACGCCTCAGCCGTCAGCGGGCCATCCCATGTCTCGTTGATGTAGTCCGTGCGCAGCCGGAACCAGCCAATCCCGCCTTCGATGGCCTGGTCCGCGGCCCACTCCACGGGCGATTCGCCTCTCGAGCGGTTCAGCATCCAGCGCAGATAGCCCTTGAAGATATCCGCCGTATCCGCATCGCTTCCGCCTCCCGAGGGCAGCACATCGAAGCCGAAGCTGGCATTTTTAATCGTGTTGCTGACTTGCCGCACGGGCTGGCTGAGACGGTCGACCACGAGACACGGCCGCGGCGGCTGTGCAGACTGGCCTTGAATGCTGCCGCCACCTTCGCGCGCAGTGCGGATGGCGTCTGGCCATTGCTTGCCGACGCGGAACTGCTTCGCGAGGACGATCCGAGCGCGCTGCGCTTCTTCCGCTTCCGCCGCGCGGTTCCAGCGTTCCCGCGCTTCGCGAATCAGAGCGTCGTCTTTAGCGGCCATAGTGAGCCAGCCAGAGAAGCCCAAACGTCACGCAATACACGAAGATGAGGAGGATAATCGCTACCCAATCGCCATGAAAGGCGGCTGTATATATACGCACATTCCGTGTGACAACCGTCTGCGCTGCCTCGCGAAGTGTCTGTCCGGCCTCCCGAAATGGTTGTAAGCCAGCCATCAACGCTTCATGCCTTTCAATGACTCACGTTCCGCTTCAATCCCCGGCATCGCCCGCCGCATCAGCGCCCGCCACTTCAGCCCGTTCTTCGGATACAACAGCAACTGCGCCTGCATCGTCGGTGGACACGCCATCAGTTCGAAATACCGGAAGATGGCTTCTTTCACGCCGTCCTCTTCCCCGATCCGATACCCGCGCCAAATGTCCCCACAGACCCGGTTCCACTTCGCGCGCCCTTCGCAGACGATGGTGAGGAGCTTCGGCCGGTCGCGTTCAATCTGGCGGATGAACTCCTGAATGTTGTCCGTCAGCGCCCGCTCGCGCGTCGTGCTGTAGCCGACAATGGGAAGGTCAGGCAGGCGGAACATCACACGGCCCCTGCCGCTTCGACCAGAGCCGCCGTTAACGCAGGACGCAGCATATCAAGGCTATTCGTGAGTGGCAGATCGAAGTAATTCATCGTCACTTTTAAGGACTTAGGCTTACGCCGACTTTTATGCCAGACGTGATACGTCGAAGGCCTATCTGGAAAGTGGACCGTGAGATCGGTTGCTAGCTTTAGCGTCTGTGCAATATAGGCCATCTCATAGGCAATCACTTCAGGCGTGAGGATGGTATTCGCCATTGGCACAGAGTCTACCCCATCCATGACTGACTGAACCCGGTAAACTGCGGTGTCGGCGGCGGCGCCTCTTTCGGCTTCCTGGCCACCGTCTGCGCAAACGTCAACGCCAACGCATCCCCCTCATCCGGGCTCGGCACGTCCCGCGCCTTCATTTCCTTCTTCGACTCCAGCCACACCCGTTGCTGCAAGTCTTCCCGCAAGCCAGGCGCTGTCAGGTCGCTCTCGAGCCGCGGGCTGGTGTCAATCGCCCCGTTCAGCAGCCAGTCCTTCATCCGGCCCCACATCATGTCCCGCATGTAGCGATACTTCCGGTCTGGACTGTCCGCGCCGAAGTTCACTTCGAGGAGGTTGCTGAATCCGAGTTCTCGGAGTCGAGTCCCAACGCTTCCCGCAATTCCGGCACTGTCCAGAAACAGCATCGATACACGGTGGCCTCCGTAGGTTCCAGCCAGGACATCGGAGAGACGATTGGTAAGCACGGATGGATCGCGCGTGAGTTCACCAGGGATGCGGATAGCCGGGATAGCACGGGCATCACGTCCGCGGCGAAAGCGGATAACGTTACTGTCCTTACCGCCCCAGGCAAGGTCACATCCTGCGACGAGTGGTTCATCATCAAGCACCTCCACGACGCGCTTCTGCGCCTCGCGCACCCGCATAAAGTCAATAAACTGCGCATCTTCCGCATTCGGCGGCAAGCCCCGCACGCGCACCCGGAAGCGGTCGCTCTCTTCGCCCCACTCCGTCAACTGCTCGGCAATCAGATCCTTGTTCGGAAACTTGCAGTCCCGCGCATCAATCGTCCACGACTTCCAGCCGCGGCCCTTGCCAGCGAACACGATGTCGTGGAAGCTGCCGCGGCGCCTCGTCGGGTTGCCGAAGAGGAAGTGCATCGGCTCGCCGTCCGTCAAGCCGCCTTCCTGCACCTCGTGGATGATCTCAGGCACGTTGCTGTCTTCGTCGTTCACGTAGAAGCTCGTCGATGCGGCATTGTGCTGGCCGGCAAAGCTCTCACTGTTCTCCGGGTCGCACGTCTGCGGGCTGACCTTCCACTCCGAGCGGTAGCCCTTGCGATACATGATGCTCGTATTGATTTCGAACCAGTGCGCGGTGATGGCCCGCTTCGCCCATGTCGTGATGCTCGGCCACGTCTTGTCTTGCAGCTGCGGCCCCGTGTTCGCCGTGATAACGCCTTTCGCGTTGCGCCTGGTTGACATCAGAAACGAGACGAGCATGCCTGTCAGTGCGCCCTTCCCGATGCCGTGGCCACTGGCGACGGCCGCACGAATCGGCATCACGGCATCGACGCCGTTGAACTTGCGCTGCGTGATTTCATGGCCGAGCCATTCGAAGAATTCGCACTGCCACACGTCTGGCTCGAGATATGGCTCGAGCGGGCCGGGTTCACCCCACGGGAAGGCGCCGCGGACCCACGCGAGTGGGTCGGCGTAGAGCTCACCACACCAGTCGTGCAGCTCGTCTTCAAAGTTACGCGTTGGATGACTCAGCCCTATCATCCGTGTCCGCCCTGCCTTACCTCTTTGCCGTCTTCGCGGATTCCACCCTGGCTCATTCGTCGCTGCCCCGTGCGCGCAGCGCGTGGATCTCGTCGATCGCCGTGACAAGATTTCGCCCCATTACAATCGCCGCACGACGGGGGAGTTCAAGGTCAGCGCTGAGTGTTTGCACGGCCCAATCCCACGCGGTTTCGCGCAACGCATGCAGGTAGTTGTCGTCCAACACAATCTGGTCAGCGTCCATTAGTCGCCTTCTTTCCGTGCGTGCAGCTTCCACTGGGCGAGTTCGTCGTCTGTGAGACCCTTTTCGTCATCGCTTGTGACGAGCCATTGATAGACCGCTAAGCCTTCCCATTTATGTTCCGGCCAGGCGCCCCATTGCCGATCAGCGGCCATCAGCGCCGCTTTGAGTTCGTCATGCGTCCACGTCGTTTTCATTCCGTGCCCCGTGCGCGCAGCTTCGCGCGGTCCAGCCGTGACAGCTGTTCTTCCGGCAGCGTCACTTCCACTTTGTCCTTCAACCAGCCATTCGCCCGTGCGCCGAGCTCCAGTGCTCGCGTTTTGTCCCACAACTTAATCTCAATCGTCGTGTCCGTCTCACCATCACCACTCGTGAGATTTTCCGTGCGCACCTTCACGCTGCTAATCGCCCGCTGCATCCGCTCCGGCATCGCGCGCAGTTCGCGCAACGTGAACGAGCGCTTGTTGCCATGCACGGCTGTGAACGCATCGATGATGTTGCTATGGGCTAGGTAGCGCACTTCGGCGTCCCACGTCTCGCGCGTGATTTTATTCTTGCTGCCAAGCGGACGCCCGCGGCCAGGACGATGGCCAGGGATGAGGTTTTCGGGCACGCCGCCTTTACGTGGCATCTGGTTCTTGTTCAGGTTGTCAAGCTGAATCATGCCATATCCGTCAAGCTGGGCAGAAATAATCGCATAATGATGAACGTGCGCGCGCGACGTCTCCGTGCGCTTGGCCCTGGCCCCACTGGGGGTTACTTTTAAGATAAGAGAGATATAAATATGAGGCTGTTGGGCCAGTGTAGAAGGAGACGTGAGGCATTTGGCCTGTATGGGAAAACATTAGGAAAATCACTCAAACGTGAGGACGTCGTCTAGTGGGGCCGGATCGATTGGCCTGACTGGTAATGCCCAAAACGTGCGGCGAGGAAAGGAGCCGGGGACTGGCCCCACTGTGCAGCGGAGGTCGTTGGCCGCGCGCTTGAGGGTGCGTTCAGCGTGGCCGGCATTCTGGCCGTCGCGCTTGGCATCTTTGGATTCGGCGGCCCCGCCGTGGCTGGTGAGATAGTCCTCGAGCCAGTCGGCGGCTTCTTTGGTGGCGCCCTGTTCGGCGCGCGTGCCGCTACTAGCGTCGAGGGCATCTTGCAGGGTGCGCTCGGATTCGCCACACCAACGCAGTTGGGCGGTCGTCACCTCGCCTTCATCGGTTTCACTGACGGTCACTTCCGCGATCGTAAATTGCAGGCTTTTGAGGTCCATGCGGCCCAGGTTGTTCTTCGCATTCGCGAGGAGACACTTCGTCGGGTCGTCTGGGTCTTTCATCACGAAGAGCACCGTGCGGGCCACGGCGGTAAACGCGCGGCTGCCCATGAGCATGGTCAGCGGGTCCGTGCTGCTGGATTTATTGACGTGAATCAGGCCGACGACACTGGCGCCTGAGCGGTCTGCGAGCGTGACAATAGGTTCGAGCGCCTTGCGCACTTCCGCATCTTTGTGCGTGTCGAGGTTGCCACCGATGCGCGAGAGCAGCGGGTCAAGGAGAATCAGCGCCGCGTTCGCCATGCTGACGACGCGCGTGAGTTCGATGAGGTCCACGGGCAACGAGAGCGCCGTGTCATCACCGTTCGGGGTCGTGACGTTCACGCGATAGATTTTCGTGAGGTCGGCGCCGGCCGCCATGAGGCGCGGCACGATCGTGTGCTCCCAACTATCCTCAGAGGCGGCAATGATGACGGCACGACACTGGCCGAGGTAGATACCCTGGAGTAGGCCGCGCGTGAGTTGCGCCGCGAGCGAATACGCAAAGAGGGATTTCCCAATCCCTTCACGTCCACCCACGAGACAGAGCGTGCCGAGCGCGATGCGGTCCTTCCAGAGCCACCGCACGGGCCGGATGACGATGTGGTCAGCGGACAGGAGCGAGAGCACGCGCGCAGGAAGTGGCGCGTGGCCATTCCCATTCACGCCAGCCACTTAATTACCTAACCGTGGCGGAACGTCAGTATTAATAATTGTGTCACCGATCTCGCACCCAAGGGTGATGAGTGCTTCAATTTCTATCGGGCGTGGTTCGGGAATTTCGCGCAGGCAGAATCCAGTTAATGTGCCAACCAGCGCGAGGAGGATTTCGCTCTTTGTAAAACCTTCGGTTTGCGCTTGAAAGCGCACAGAGAGTTCGCGCGCATTGGGAGGAGTTGGTCGAACACTCATAGACTCACCTCTTATCCAGGTGTGAAGAAGCGGCGGGCTCGTGCTGTGGGATAAGCACAACGCGACAGGGGCCTTGATAGGCGCCCGCCGCGTTCATTCTACACGACTCAACTGCAATTGCGACGGTTCGTTTACGGGGTCTGATTTTAGCGGCAGCACGTCTTGCGCGAGCCGCTTCGCCGCGATCTCGCAATACTTCTCTTCGATCTCGATACCGATAGCTAAGCGACCTTCAACGCGCGCCGCGATAAGTGCGCTCCCAACGCCGCAGAACGGATCAAGTAAGGTTTCGTCAATGCATGACGACGATTCAATCAACTCGCGGATTAATCGAACAGGTTTCTCTGTTGGATGCCGCTGACACGCCGCGCCAATGATTCGCGGCACACGAAGCACGCTGCCTT